TATTGCATCTGCTCTCGATATTTATGCCGATGAATGTACAATGAAAAATCCATACGGACAAGTATTGGAAATTCAAACAGATAATGATAATATAAAACAAATCCTACATAATTTATTCTATGATATTATGAACATTGAATTTAATCTATGGCCATGGATTAGAAATCTAACTAAGTATGGTGATTTCTTTTTATATTTAGATGTAGAGGATAAGTATGGTATCACTAATGTAATACCAGTATCAGCTTATGAATTAGTTCGTTCAGAGGGAGAAGACCCTGATAATCCTTACTACATAAAATTCTATATGGAACAGGTTGAAAACCAACATCCATACTTTACTCGTTCAACAAAGGGTAAGAAGATAGAATTTGAAAACTTCCAAATTGCACACTTCCGATTAGCTAACGATAGTAATCTCTTACCTTATGGTAAATCAATGTTAGAAAGTGCTCGTAAAGTTTGGAAACAATTAACTCTTATGGAAGATGCTATGTTGATACATAGAATCATGAGAGCACCAGAAAAGAGAATCTTCAAAGTGGATATTGGAAACATACCACCAAATGAAGTTGACAATTATATGCAAAGAATTATCAACAAGATGAAGAAAACACCATTTATTGATGATGCGACTGGTGATTATAACTTGAAGTTTAATATACAGAATCTTACAGAAGATTTCTTTATGCCAGTTCGTGGTGGGGATAGTGGAACAAACATCGAATCACTACCTGGTATGACTTATGAAACTACAGAAGATATTGAGTATCTAAAAAATAGAATGTTGGCAGCACTTCATGTACCAAAAGCATTCTTAGGATATGAAGAATCACTTGGTAGTAAAGCAACATTGGCAGCTGAGGATGTTAGATTTGCTCGTACTATTGAAAGAATACAAAGAATCGTAGTTAGTGAGTTAACTAAGATTGCTGTAGTTCATTTATATTCTCAAGGATATACAGATGCTGAGTTGGTAAACTTTGAATTAAGTTTAACTAATCCATCTACGATATATGAACAAGAAAAAATTGAATTATGGAGTAATAAGATAAATCTTGCTCGTGATATGAAAGATAATAATATGATGAGTAGTGATTGGATTTATAAGAACATCTTTAATTTTTCTGATGACCAAATCAATCAAGTTGAAAAAGGATTGGTTGATGACCAGAAACAAAAGTTTAGATATTCACAGATTGAAACTGAGGGTAATGACCCTGTATCAAGTGGTGAATCAGTTGGTACACCAAGTGATATGGCAAGTATTGGTATTGGTGCTGATGACCAGGCTGAACCACCTGAATCAGCAGCAGGTTCAATCTTTGATGATGTAGGTGGAGCACCAGAGGGTGGACAACCAGGAGCTGGTAGACCAAAGGAAGTTACTAAATATGGTAAGGATGGTAGTGCGAGAGGAAGAGACCCACTCGGAAGACCTAAAATACCTATTGCTTTAGCCCATTATGATGGTTTGAAAAAATCATTTGGTAAACAAGCAAGAGAGGTGTTGAAAGAAACTATGGATAGTGATAAAATAAATGAAGAATATGAAAATTTTAAGGAAGATAAATAACGATTTCTTGAAAGTTTTATATTTATTAACGAGATAAACTATCAAAAAAACGGAGTGTTTGATGAAATATAATAAGAAACACAGTAAATTGAAAAATACTGGTATTCTTTTCGAATTACTTACAAGACAGATAACAGTCGATGTACTTAACGATGTCAAAGACAGTAAGGCGGTAAAGATTTTAAAAGAAAATTTTAGTTCAAAAACCGAATTAGGTAAGGAATATGAACTATACAAAATTTTAGGCGAGAAAAAATACAAAACTACAGAACAAGCTAATATTTTACTTGAGGCTGTAATTAAATCTCGTAGAAAAATTTCTAATCGTAGATTAGCAAACGAAAAATACAATTTAATCAAAGCTATTAAAGAAAGTTATGATATAAAAGAATTTTTCAACACAAGAATTCCTGAATATAAACTACTTGCCTCAGTATACAATGTATTTGAGGGGGAATCTTCAAAACAAGTAGTTGGACCTGTCGAAGAAACTGATAGTAAAGTAACAATCATCGAAAACATTACTAAAACCAAACACTCCAGTAAAAAATCTCAAAGTAATGTTAACGAGAATCTTAAAAAAGAAGATAAAGATTTAAGATTACTTACTTATCAGTTATTAGTAGATAAGTTTAATAAAAAATACAGCAATCTAAATGAATCACAAAGAAACTTGTTGAAAGAATATATCAACAACCTATCAAACACTAACTCTTTGAGAGAATTTATAGATACTGAAGTTATAAAAATCAAAAAAGTACTGAAATCACACTTAACAAAAGTAGATGATAAGATTACTAAGATTAAATTAACCGAAGCCATCAATCACACTAATGAAGCTACAGGCGGTAGTGTTGTTAAAGATACTCATGTTGTATCATTGATGAGATACTATGAATTAGTTAAGGAGTTAGATAATGTCCACGAAGATAAGTAAGAAAAAATTTGTAGAAATGTTAAGAACATTAATTCGTCAAGAGATTGATGAAGTATCTACTACTGCAACTGCTGGTGGTGCCTATGATACACCAAGAGCATTTAGTGGTAAAGGTAAAATGGATAGAAGAGATTCAGTTGCCAGTGGAAGTGGATATGAAAAGATTGATGAAGTAAAATTTGCTGTAACTATTGATATGGGTAAGTTAGGTGATGGTAAAGTTCTTGTAGATGCTGGTTCAAAGGGAGCAGCGATAACAATGGTTGCTAAAAAACTAAAACAAGGAAGAAACGGAATCAAAAGTGTTTCTCGTGTACAACCATCACTTGGTAAACAAGTAGATAAAAAGATTGAAAGTGTAAACGAGGGTAAGTATCACGATTGGAGAAATGATGAATCCTTAACACCAAGACAAAAAATTGGTCGTTCAATGAGAGAAGTTAAAAACTCTTTAACACAATTAAGTAAGATGATTGATATGAATGTTCGTTTGAAAAATGAATTAAGTGTTGATTCTTCATCTTATTGGAAAACCACACATAAGGCTCTTAACAACATTTCAGAAAGATTAGTTAAGTTGGCTAACAAAGTAGGGAAATTACAATGAAACACAACGAAAAATATTTAACAGAAACACTTGATATATTAAAAAGAAAGTTTGGTGACCCTTTACCTACTCTTGAAGATACCATGAAAGCACATGCTTTGAAAAAAGAGGGTGGGCCAGGTAGTGGTAGACCAGCCAAACCAGGTAGTGCAAAAGATATTGATAATAGAATGAGTAAGGCGGCAGATGATGCAAATGCTAGATTGGATGCGGCTGAAAAAGAATTAAAGAAAAAGAAAATGAAGAAAGAGGGGCCAGATGATGTAAGGTTTGCAAGAAGAGCTTTAAGTAAAATTGCAAAACACGAGGGAGCTTTAAGAAAAGCAATGTTTGAATTAGAACAGGCATTTTTAAGAGACCCAAGACCTGAGAATCAAAAGTTGGCCAAAGAAATTAAAAAATCCTATAAACAAGGGGTTACTTCATTTATGAGAGATTCAGTTCAAATGATTAAGAGGATGAAATAAGATGAAAAATTTAATTGTAGATTATATACCTTTTGAAATTTCAAGGGAACAGATTAACGAATCCATGAAAGAAAATAATGGTAAGTTAGTTGTTAAAGGTGTATTACAAAGAGCGGATGCAAAAAATCAAAATGGTAGAGTATATCCAAAGGATATCTTAACAAGAGAGGCTAAAAATTATAATGATAATTTTATCACTCAAAAAAGAGCACTTGGTGAACTTGACCATCCTGATAGTTCAGTAGTTAACTTACAAAATGTATCACATAACATTACAGAAATGCATTTTGAGGGTGATAATCTATTAGGGACTGTAGAAATTTTAACAACACCAAGTGGTAATATCTTGAGAGAATTATTTAAGAATGGTATTAAATTAGGTATCAGTTCTCGTGGTATGGGTTCGGTTGAGGCTATACAAGAAGATGATAGTAAATCACCTGTAATGAAAGTTGGAAATGATTTTGAATTAATTGCTTTTGATTTTGTATCTAATCCATCTACACATGGTGCTTTTATGTATCCACTACAAGAGGGTGTTGATAAATCACAAACTCAAGGTAGAACTTGTGGTACATATTGTAAAGCAGAAGATATAATTAACAAAATTATAAGAGGAGAGTAAGATGCCAGGTTTAGAGGATAAAAAATCAATACACCAACAACCAAAATCAACCAATGATAGTTTAGGTAGTGATAGTGGGTTAGAGAATTTACAACCAAATCAACCATTTGTCAAGAGTTCTAATGATTCTTTAGGTGGAGATACAGGTTTAGAGGGTATGTCAATACCACAAAACGGACAACCAAATAAATCCTTTAATGGTGATGGTTTGGCTAACTAATGCCTGCCAAATCTAAAGCTCAACAAAGATTTATGGGATTAGTACATGCCTTTAATAAAGGTGATGTAAAGGGTTCCGAAGTATCCAAGAAAGTAAAGGATGTTGCTAAGGATATGAAAAAATCAGATGTAAAAAAATATGCATCTACAAAACACAAAGGGAAACCAGAGAAAGTGAAACAAGAACTTATAAATAAACTAAAAGAAATGATTCGTATAGAACTTGAGGGATGTGGTTACACTACTTCTGCAGTTGACCCAAACATCAAATTAAAATCACCAGGTGGTACAGGTGAAGAGGATAAAGATTTAAAAGAGGGTATGAAAACTGCTGGTGATGTTCCTTTCGGTAACTTTAATTACAATACAGCTGGAAAGAAAGAAATCACTAAATTGGCAAAAAAATATGGATTAAAAGTAAAAAAGATTACTAAAGGCCCTAATTATGAACCAACAGCAGTATTACAAGGTGATGAGAAAAAATTAATGAAGTTTCTTATGAGTAAAGATTATGGTGTTGATAAATATAGTGCTGAGGATATGATAGAGGGAGTAATCAAAGAGGGTGAAAAAGAAAAGATTGAACAATTACTAATCAAGTATGGTAATACACCTGAAGATGCTAAACAAATGGTTAGAAAAACCTACGATTATATAAAGAAGGCTTACAGAACTGCTAATGCTTCTAAGAAAGCAGAAATCATGTCATCATTAATGAAGATGGAATCTGTACAATTTGTAAAATTAGTTGAGAAGTGTTGGAAAGGATATGAGAAAAAAGGAACAAAGAAAATGTTCGGTAAAACATATCCTAATTGTGTAAAGAAAGAAAATATAAATCCAATATTACATTTAAACGAAATGGATTACAGAGGATTTGTTAAATACATGAATGATTTCTATGGGCCTAAAGGAATTTATCCTGATAAAAAGAAAAGAACTTT